CGTTTCTAATATTTTGCACAAAGAACAGGCAAGCTCTGGCGCGGTTTTGCGGGAAGTGTATGGGAAATATTAGAAACCGCGAAGGCGTTTATTCCGTCTTCTCGCCGGGCTCCCTCGCCTCGTCACCAGTGAACTGGCGGCTGTGGTAACGGTAGTTCAGCGCGATCGGCTCCTTCACCCCGGTACGCTGGCAGAATCGCCAGGTCGCCACGACCGCGTAGAACTCGGCTTCGTACCGTTTGAGGCCGCCATCAATCTCCATGATCGCGGCCCGCTCGCGCATGTATTCGGTGGCGTTTTCGGTGTCGTCGTCCATGCGGGGATTCTATCGCTATGGGATTTTTCGGTTTGTTGTAAACTCCGCGCAACAATTACAGATTGTTCCGAGGAATTACCACAATGAAAAACCAGGAGATACCGGCGCTGACGGGGCTCAGATTTCTCGCTGCTGCCTCCATCGTTTTCGATCACCTGTGGCCGGTGATCTTCAAGCTGAATCCCGGCGTCCCATTCGCCGATCCGTTTCACCAACTGGCGTTCCTCGGCATGTCGCTGTTCTTCGTGCTCAGCGGCTTCATTATCCATTACAACTATTCGGGGATGATGTCGTCGACACGCGGGGTGTACGAGTTCGCTGTCGCCCGGTTCAGCCGCCTGTATCCGCTATTCTTCGCGCTGGCTGCGTTCGATGTCATAGGCGGGAATTTCTTCCTGTATGCGCCTGACTCATACCGACTCGAATATATGGAAGCGCTCGCCTACCTGCTGGCCGGCGTGCAAAGCTGGGTATACGGTTTTATAGGCGAACACCCGATCACCTTCGCATTCCATTACACCTACGTCGCGTGGTCAATCAGCACAGAATTCTTCCTGTATCTGACGTATCCGGTTATCTGCCTGGCGATGCTGCGCGTGCGTGTTCCCCGCTCCGCTGTCATCAACGCGATTGTCATAGGTGCCGTTGCGGCCGTCGTGCTGTCGTGGCTCAAGCAGCACGCCCCATTAATCGATCACGTCGGCTCGCTTATTGGCGTCGTCGAGAACCCGAAGGGCGCGCCGAAGACGCAGTTCTCGGACTGGTTCAACTACGTTGCGCCATATCCGCGCGTGCTTGAATTCCTGACTGGATGCGCGCTCGCGCAGGCGCATGTGACGCTCGTACGGCACGGTGTGAGCGTGGTTGAACGGCGTATTGCGCGGTTCGTGCTGGCCCTGGCCGTCCTCGACATTGTGCTGTTCGTGACTCGCAACGAACTCGGCACGCCGCGTTTGGCTGAAATCTTGGGGATGATCGGGCTATTACCGGCAATCGCAGCGGTGATCTTCTGCTGCGCGCGGTACGGAGTGAAGCCTCTATGCTATGGGCCGCTCGTCGCGCTTGGCGAAGCGAGCTATTCGATGTACTTGCTACACGTCATTGTGATCGAGAAGATGGCGCCGGGCGATTTCGTTCCCGCCACACCGGAGAACATTGCGATCTTCATGGGCAGAACGGCCATCATCCTCTGTGCCGTCATAGTGATATCGCTCGGTACGCACCGCTATTTCGAGCAGCCCGCGCGCCGGTTCATGCGCAAGCTGCTCACTCGGAATATTCGGGTTAGCGTATCCGCCGGCACTGAATATACCCGTTGACGCTGGCCGTGCTGGTCGTCACGCTCTGGGCGAATGCAACAAGGTAGACGGTTGTTGTCGACGAAACATTGAGCCGCTTCGTAAGCGGGTTGACCGTCGTGGTGCCGTTCGCCCCAGCCGTCATCGTCGTGCCGATATACGAAGTATCGGGAGAAGTCGGCAGGGTTGCGGATGTCGTCGTTATACCAGCTGCCAGATTCGCTATTACCGTGCTCGCTGCCGGCAGAAAGACCGCCTGCGCGCGGCAATCCCAATCCCCCGGCGCAAGACTAATGCTTGTGGCATTGATGGTCACGCCGCTCGTTATGGATGTCCCAGACGTTGCATTCGCGGCATACTCTCCCACCGAGCCCGCGGCGGCGCTACTTGCGTTTGTCACGCCAACAAGGTTTGGTGTCGTGATATTCGGCGACGTACCGAACACCGCCGAACCGGTGCCCGTCTCATCAGAAAGCACGCCTGCAAGCTGCGCGCTCGTGGTCGCGGCGAATTGCGACAAGTTGCCTGTCGTGAGAGCAAGCGACAATGACGCGACCGTCTGGAACGATGGATAGCTGGCTGCCCCGTTCGACACGAAAATTGTTCCAGATGCTCCGGGTCCGATTAGCGAGACCGCCGAAGTCCCGTTCCCGGCCATCACGTTGTATTGCGTCAGCGCGGCAAGCCCGGTTCCTCCATTCGCTACCGGCGTGATACCGCTAAGCGCAGTAGCAGGCACATTAGCCCATCCGGGGGCCGTGGATGACCCGGTAGAAACGATAACTTGTCCCGAAGATGATCCGACCGGGTTGAGAAGCTGAACCGGCGTGAGAGTCGCGCCGAACGCGAGCGAGGTGAATGCGGCGAGCGCCGCGCAAAGGATTCGTTTCATGGTTCAGTCCTTGATGATGGCGTCATCGCCGATGGTGGATTTCAAAGCGTTGTCGCAGTGGCCCGGATTCACCCGATCGAGCAGGCCGCAGAGCAAACAGCCCCACTTGCGCCCCGCGTTGCGCGCCTTGGCCGAGCGCTCGCTAATCGTCTCGTTGCTTGCGCCGAACAGGACAATGACGTTCACGCCAATGTCGAGCCATTTCAGGATGTTCAGCAGGTAATTTCCGATGAGTTTCATTGCGTGCTACCCGGTGTCGACTGCGCGAGCAGTTCGGTTTTCCTATCGCTCGACGCGCTTGAGCCAAAGTAGTACGCAATGACGCTGATCCATGCCGTGCCGAGCGAACCTAGCATCAGCATCAGCGCATCGTGCGTAGCTGCCGGCAGCGGGACGAACATCATCACGGCCAGAACGCCGAAGAATCCGAGTGTCACGAATAAGGCGAGGAACGGCGCCGTCAGGCTCTTGGTGCTGATCTGCATGGCGCGGGCGCTTGCACGATCCTGAACGCTGAGACTCGCAAGCGTCTCGGTGTTCTTGAACCCAGCCTGTGCCATTGCCAGCGCATAGTCCTGATCCTTCGCGCGCATGGCTGCGAGCTGCTCGGGCGTCGCGCCGCTGATCGCTGCGGCAATCGCGGTTTGCCGGTCATCGGTCGACGCGTCGGGCTTGGCGGTGATGCCGAATACGCTTTCGAGCGCCATTACTGCGCCGCCGGCAAGCGGTCCGCCCAATGCAGTCGCTATCGTCGGTGCGAGCGTCTTGACGACGTTCAATGCTGAATCCCATGCACTCATGACGCACCCCGAATCAGGTTGTTTGCGATGCGGTTGGCCCAGCCGTGACCGAATGTGGGCCACGTGGAAAGGTTGCCGAGGTATTGCAGCCGATAAGCGTCGAAGCGCATGATGACCTTCATCGGATCGGCCGCGCGCACCGCGGCGATGGTGATAGAGCCGATTACGCCGTCAGCGGCAACGCCGACCGCCTGCTGCAACCACTGCGCGGGCCGGCCGCCGTTGTATGCCGCGTCGAACACCTGGAAGCCGATACGCGGATCGAACTGGTCGCACTGGTACGGGTCCCAATAGAACTTCTTCGCGATGGCCTTGGCGGTATCGAGCGGCAAGTCTTTCATGTCGCCGGTGTATCCCCAGGCGCGCGCGACACGTGCGGTGACGCCCCACATGGTCTCGCCGCCTGGATCTGCTGGATTGAATGAGTAGCCGCCCTCATTGCCGAGCAGCGCGGCAAATGCATCGTCGAATGCGCTCACTTTCCGCTCCTGTATCTCTGGATCGAGATGTATGTCTGGACTACGCTGTAAATCGTCGCCGCAATCGCAGCAAGGCCCGAGACGGTGATGTTTTCTGCCGCGTGCGTGATATAGACCCCGAGCCATGCCGGCGATGCTTTGGCCGCGGCAATGGCGGCTTCTTTGTAGTGTTCCATGAGTGAAATCCCCGTTTCGTTCAGGCTGTCAGGCGCCGATATTGTTTGCGGTGAAGGAAGTCCCGCCTGCGCTATTCGTGTATCGGGTTGTGATGTTCGCTGGGTCAGCGATGTTGTCGACCATGCTGCACGAGATCGATGCACCATCGATCACCGCCCCATTCGTCGCATAGCCTCGGAACGTATTGCCCTGGATAGAGCTGTAGGATTCGCCGAGCATGACTGCCTGCTGTGTGCCCGGCGTCGCGGCTGCATTGAAAATATTGTTGCCCTTCACCATGTTGTTTCGACCGCCGGTCGAATACACGCTGTATTTCAGTTCGCGGAAGGTGTTGCCGAGGATGGTGCACCCCTGGCAGTTCTGCATGTACACACCATAGGAATTCGGTTCTGCCGGCGCGTTATAGATCTGCGCACCTTCGATAACAACGCCCTGGCAACCATTCAGATAGATCAGATTCACTTGGGTCAGCACATTTCCCATGTCGAACCATCCACCGAGGATCGTCAACATGGAGTCGGCCGATCCAGACCCTCCCGCGCCATTAACAAAGACGCCATATGTAAGGCATCCGTCCGCAACACAGTTGATCAGTTGCACGTCCTCATTGCCGGTATTGGCCGAGGTCGTCATGTCGAATTCGAAGCCGATTGTGAGTGACCCTGTCGCGCATCCGTAAAAGACCAAATCGGAAACGTATGCCCCGTACGCGAGGAATCCGATCCCGTTCGCGCCGCTGTAATTGATGCCTTCTACATAGCAGTCCCTGAAGATGCTGGACTTGCTACCTCCGACATTCGATCCGCCTCCGTTGATGTCGAAACCCCTGAAATTCGGAGTCGAACCACTGAACGTGACAATCACCAGACTGCACATCGTGTTGCCGGCACCGAGCAGGCTGACGCCGAGCAGATGGTTATTGATCTGAACATCCGAGATTTCAAGAATCGCGGTGTATTGCGCAGTGATACCAACGCCTCCTGTCGAAGTGACAGTTTTATCGATCGACAGATTGCGGATCGCGCAGCCCTGCAAAGTGGAGGTGTGGTCTCCAATGACCTGTATTGCGGACTGAGTTGCGCCAGTCGTTTTGATAACTGTGGAATGGCGCCCTTTGCCTTGCAGGACAGTGTTTTGCCCGGTGCCACCGACCCCGTTCCCGATCTGCACGAGAGTCCCGATGATGTACGTCCGAGCCTCAAACTGGACGATACCGCCAGTGTTTTGCAGAAAGTCGATTGCTCTCTGAATGGCCTTTGAGTCATCTGTCACGCCATCAGCCGCCGCCCCGAACCACTCCGGATAAACCGTCATGCCGTTCGTCGCGCGCGCGGCCATGTTCACCAGCAGCTTGACCGGGCCTGCCAGCGGCGCCGATTGAAGTTGCACCAGCTCAGTCCCGGCCTTGCCGATGAGATAGCCCCCGTTGAGCGGGAAAAGCTGCGTGTTGGGGCTGAAGGTCAGTGCGCCCGAAATCAGCGTCGGCCCCGGAATAATCAGCGAGCAACCGATACTTCCGACCGCCGTGATTGCGAACTGCACTGCGGTCGTATCGTCGGTGGTGCCGTCGCACTTGGCGCCGAAGTCGCGCAGATCGTAGAAGTCTTTCAGCCGGTTGGAGAGCTTCGTGCCGCTCGCAACGGATGCGTCGGTGACCGTGCCCGAGCCTGGTGTGCCGATGGCAATGGTCGTGCCGATCTTGACATTGACCTCCTGCACACCAACCGGGATCGGGCTGTTGAAAGTAAGAGTCGTGCCG